TTGGCCACCCCTTGATCGCGCATGCGAAACAAAAGGACATCACCCGATGTCTCGCAATCGCGTGTTTTACCCGCCAGATGCCGCGCCGCCGCTGCCCACAAGCGCTCTTCGCCCTGTGGCTCTGACCAGTCCATTGAATAGGCTGGTATCACCTCTGGTTCTGCCCCAAGGACCTCGCGCCAAATGCCGCGTAGCAACCCCAAACAATCACACCCGGCCCCAAGTGCCGAGCATTGATGAACATAGGGTGTCCCGATCCACCCGCGGGCTGCTGCCACAACCGCATCGCCATTCACCGCAATGACCCGCCTGTGTTGGTTCCCGTGGTCTTGGGCACCGCAATGACCCAATCCTCACCTGGCAAGTCGGGAAACCCCTGATAGTTCAGTAGATTGTTGAACTTCAGCCGACAGGTCTCCATTTGCTTGTTGCAGCCAGCGATCAGCTTTACCTGCGTTCCGGGGCCGACATCCCCCTTGATGGGCTCCCAAAGATCAATGATCCGTTTGTCATCGCGCACCCGGTCATGTTTGATCAGACCGAACAATCCCTGCGCCGGGCCGTCCAGCACATTGATCCGTCCCCGGATAAAGAACTCTTCCTCAAATCCCGGCAGACTGTCCCAGATAAACGTACGCGCCCCTTTTTCGATCTCGACTGGCAAGCTCAATGTGTAGCCCGGCAACGACGTATCGAACCTGCACTGCGTATCCCCCAGAACTGCGGTACACGGCTTCTGATATACCCTTCCCAACGTGCGATTCAGCGCCTCGGTCAACCCGCGCAACTCTGCGCGAAATGCACCGTCCGCCCGACGAATTTCACCAATCGACCCACGAAACTGTAACCAGCGCTGGGACACGTCCGTCCAGTTCACCAACCAGGCCTGCACCTCGGCCGCGTCGAACCGACCCTGCTCAATATCATCCTCCCGGATTGACGCGTCACTCAACGCGCCAATGGCTTCGGTGTTGTCCACCGACAATCCGGTCGTCTGGGCAATTGCTTTAGCTGACAGACCCGAATCCGCGCGAAACTCAACACTATCAAATTGGAGCGGGAGATCATGATCCGTAAATGCAAAGCACACACCATCCGTGCGCGTGATCTTCCAGGCATGACAAACCGTTGTCAGTCCACCCTCCAGGTGCGCCAGTAACGCTGCATCTAACCCCGCCATCAGATCCGCACCTCTATCACCGGCACCGAAGGTGCCTGCCCGGCCTGAAAGCTCTCCACGCTTGTAAGGATACGATCCGTGTCAAACCTGACCGGAACGTCAAACTCATACCCCGCATAAATCTCCATGCCCGGATCAGGAGGATGCGAAAAATGGATCAACCCGGTGCTGACATCCACCTCGTAGTCAAGCCCCTCCTGCAATTCATCCTGTTCCACCCCCACCTTGACGGACCCCGCCACCGGCTTCTTGATCGGACGACGATAGTACTGCTCACCGGACCGATAGGTCTTCATGATCTGAAAACTCTGCTGAACCCCATCTCCATACCCAATGCTCTGATCATCGAATACCGGTGCCGCGATGGACCTGCCGGACTTGTAGTCAGCCCAATCCTTCCAGCGAAATGCATGCATCTGCCCCATCCGCGCCTCGAAAAACCCGATGAGCACCTGCAAATCGTCAATTGACCGCATTCCCGCCCCAGCGTCATAGCTGCGGCGCGAATGCGCCCATGGCGTGTTGCGCTCTTCAAATCCGTTGGCCATCGTCACAACATCTGTGCGTCGCTGCGGCCCACCAACTGAGCCAAAGCTAAGTGTGGGTGGAAATCTTACCTCGTGAAAAGCCATCAATATGCTCCGTCGCCTGAATTGAATTAACGATTGCGATTGCCCGACGACAAAGCACGGCTCATCTGTGCCGCGATCTGGGACTGCGACCGCTGGAACCCCTGCACATCTGGCGTGGAGATATTCATGACCACCGTCGGCCCGCCGCCTCCCTTCGCTCCGCGCACACCGAGCTTGCCATCAGGCCCGCGTGCCAGCGGCATGATAGCTTCAGGACCAGCTTCTCCCATAAGACCGGTGCCACCACGCATCGGAAATGTTGTGGCCCCACTGACCACGCCCCCCTGTGCAAACGGCATAACCCGGCCTTGCGAAAACGAAGCACCGTCCGCGAAAGGCAAGATCCCCTGCACCAGCGACCCCACGCCTTGCGCGATCATCCCACCAAAATGGTTCGTCACCGGCTTCATCGCAGCGTTGTAGGTTGTGTTCACAAGCGACTGCGCAACTGTCTTCAAAGCATCCGACAATTTCATCCCGTCAAACACCACACCATCAAATGCGCGTCGCAATCCCCTGCTCAGCCCTTTCTCAAGCGTAGCTACGTCCTTGCCCGTCGCCGCAAGCGATGCAGACATCCGCCGCAACTCGCTGTCAAAACCCGACACGAGCACTCCAGTTGTTGCGAGCGTGGCATTCAGATCTTCCGTATGGTCCCCAAGTCCACCATATTCGTCAAAATCAGCCATCTTCAGACCCCTTTTCCTTGTCCGGATAGGCCGCCATCAGCGCGGCCAACCCATCACTCAACATCGGTGCACCGGCGCCAGAGCTGCCCAGCATCACTCGCAATTCCACTGGCGTAAGTGCCCAGAACTCATTGGGGCGCAATCCCAACCCGTGTAGTCCCACCCGCATCAGTGCTGGCCAATCAAGCCCCCGCGCACCGCTCACTCCGCCACCACAAAGGCCCGCGCCAGCAACTCCGCTGCTGCCTTCGCAGCCGCCATCGGCCCGCCCTCGATATTTGCCGCAGCCAATTCATCGTCGGTGACTTCATGCCCCCCACCGCGCAGCCCCGCGCCCAAAAGCGCCACCACGTCCCGACTGGTGAAACGGCTTGCCTCGAACCGTTCCACCAGTCCCACCAGCGATGTCTCACCCAGACCGTCTTCGAGCTCGGCAAGCGCCCCTAGCGTCAGCCTTGCGACACATCGTTTGCCCTCAATGACAACCGCCACATCTCCCCTCCACCGATTGGCCATGCTCAGACGACCACCAGATCCGGTGTAAATACCAGTATACCCGCCGACTGCAGGCTCACCTCGTAGGTGGCCTCACCATTCAGCTGCCCCGCATATTCAAGTGCCGCCACCTGAAAGGGCCCCTCAACCACGCCAAATTCAGGGATCACGATCTGAAAATTCGGTGTCAGCCCGTCAAAGAACAGCTGCCGCGCGCGCTCATCCGTGCCTGCGTCTCGGAAAACACCAGAGCCACTGATGTTGCAGGACCGAACCCCGGCCCCCGCCAGCAACTCGCGCCATCCACCTTCGCTATCAAGTGTGGTCACATCCACCGTCTCAGCGTTGAAACTCACCCGCGTCGCACGCAGCCCAGCAATGGTCTCAAACTGCCCATCGCTTGTCATATCCACTTTGACCAAAAGGTCCTTGCCAGCCTGAACCGTCATGCTTTCTCCTAACTTGGCTAAATTCTCAGTCGTCCTGAACCCGCGCCACAAAGCGCAGATCAATTTGTCGGGTCGAAGCTCCCTCGGCCCTGCGCACGCGTGCCCGCTCAAACCGCATGAAAACGATCCGCCCTCGGCTCAACGCCAGATCCCGGCCATGCAACGCATCGCGCACCGCTCCCGCCGCAGCCTTGGCCTGCGCAAAACCCGGGCTCGTCGTGATAACCGACACTGTGAAACGATGTACTGCTCCCGCACCGGTCCCGTCCGACGCATCGCGCGCCTCTTCCGCACCAAGGCGCACATATATTTCCGGCAAGTTCCCGTTCGGAACGGCATCGTAAACTGCAGTACCGATAATCCCTGCAAGCGCCGCATCCCCGCTCAGCGCGTCATAAACCGCAGCCTGCAAAGGCCCTGACATCGCAAAACTCATACGACGACCTCCTCTTCGGCAAAGCAGGTCAAATAGCGCCCGTCCGGATCACGCTCCGCCACCGCCTGAATGGTGAACACCCGTGCCCCGTCCCGAAATCTCTGTTCCGCCATGGGGCGCGCCGGCGTCCCAAAAGGTGCCCCGCGCACCACGATCTTATAGCCAACCCGACTGACAGGAGCGCCCCCATGGGCGGTCTCTCGACCCGTGCGCGCCGTGATTTCTGCCCAAAGCGTTCCCAAAGCAACCCTGCCCTCGACATAGCCGCCAGAGCCGTCACTCACCCGCTCAGGTGCCTCAAGGACCAGCGCGTGGCTCAATACAGGCAAGCTCATCGCTGCGCTCCCGCACCCAGCCGCATCAATCTGAACCGTTCGATCAGACTACTCACACCAAAAGGCATGCAGCCATCGCTCAGACCCGTATCATTTCGGTACTCGTAATAATGTGCCGCCAGCATCATCACCGCCTGCCGCAAATCGGACGGCAAGCCATCCCAATTCACACCAAATCCAGCTTCGAATGTGACCTCGACCGATCCGCCTTGCGGCACGTTCGGCAAGGACGCACCCTTGGTCCGCAACCGGGGGGCCTGGCCATCTCTTTCCAACCAATAGCTCCCCGCACTCACAGTTGAACGCACACCGTCCCGCGCCACCTGCTCAACCAGCACGACCTCCAATACCGGCGCCACTGGCAACACATACGCTTCGCAATTGCGCCACTCTGACACATTCACCGAAAACGTACGGCGCAGCAGCACTTTGCCTGTCCGCCCCTCAATTGCCGCAATGGCCGCACGCAGAAAGGACGTCAAAACCGCGTCCTGCGCATCTTCCTGACCAAATCCACTGCCCAAGCGTAGATGAGCCTTGAAATCCTCAACCGGCAGGTCGGCGTCAGGAATGGATGTCTTTTCGATCAACATCATGCAAATCTCCAATATTCGGCCCCTCTAGAGGCCAGAAAGAAACCGGACGCGCGGCCACCCGCCCTGCTCGGTCAGAGGGGAGCAGCTAGGCAAGACAGGCATCATCGGTCGCGCGCCCAGACCGGGGTCAAGTCACCCCGGCCCCAGCATTCGTGGCGGCTTAGGCCACCCCGAATTTCAGCAATTTGATCGCTGCAAAGTCACTCACGTCCCCGCCCACGCGCTTGGTCGCATAGAAGAGCACATGCGGCTTGGCGCTGAAGGGATCGCGAAGGATGCGCAGATCCGGACGCTCAGCGACGGTATAGCCCGCACGGAAGTCACCAAACGCAATGGAGAAACTGTCGGTCGCCGCATCCGGCATATCCTCGGCCACCAATACCGGATAGCCCATCAGCATCGCAGGCTCACCTGAAGCCAAACCGTCAGACCACAGGAAACGTCCGTCAGCATCCGTCAGCTTGCGCACCATACCCGCGACCTTGGAATTCATCACAAAGGCACCGTTCGCGCGGTACTGTGCCCCCAGCGCATAAACCAGATCAACAATCGCCGGGGCGGTCACCTCGCCACTTACCTCTGAAGGGACGTAACCGATGTTGCCCCAGGCCCAGACATCATTGTCCACGGCCGCGTGCGTAAGGAAGCCCTTCGGCTTATCGATGCCGTCACCGTTGATAAAGGCCGATGCCTCGGCGCGCGCAAACTTGTCCGCGATCCGGCCCGCCAGCCAACCCTCGATATCGAACGCTGAATCGTCCAACAGCCGCTGAGACGCTTTGGGCAACGCAGACAATTCATGCAGCCCAATCGAGATACGATCGATCTGCGGCGTGTCTGTCTCCGCCTGCGGACCCGCTTCTGTTGCCCAGCCAGCCCCCACATCCGTATGATCAACCAGCACATCAAACGAGGTCGCCTCGACCTGCACGACACTCGCAATCGCACGGATCGACGCCGTTGCGTTCAAAACCGATTGAACAGTTTCGCTGGTCTGCGGATCAACCAGATACCCACCATCCGAATTCACCGCTGTGGACAGCGATTTGCCCTCCAGCTCCAGCCCGCGCAAACCGTCGTCATCGCCATTGCGCAGGTAGGCGTTAAACGCCTTCTGATGCGGCGCGCCCGCGTCCTGAGCGCCCCCCAAAGGTGTCCGCACAGGCTTTGTCATCTTCCGATCCAACATGCTCACTCGCTCTTCCGTTTGTTGAAGTTTTCTCTCAATTTCAGCCTGAAAGCCCTTGAAGTCAGTGACAAATCCCGTCACCGCTGCGCGCACCTCTTCGGCCGGGGAATCATCCCCAATTGTCGTCTTGCTCATCCGTCACTCCCGAATTTGCCTCTACTCCGGCGCAGGCCCCCGCTCCGCCATCTCAGCACGCGCCTTTTCAAAGGTCGCCGCCATGTCACGCAGGATATTGCCAAGGGGCACGAAATCGCCCTTTGCGGCCACCCGCGCACTGGGCAGCATGGGGAATGTCACCAACGACACCTCCCAAAGCTCCAGTTCCGACAAGAGCCGCTGGCCCTTGGTATTCTTGCTGGCCTTTATGGTGCGGTAACCAATTGACAGTCCGTCAATCGCCCCCGCCGCGACGAGTGCGGCCGCCTCTCGCCCCTTTTCGACTGAATTCAGAATGCGCCCTTTGACGAACAGCCCCTTGCCGTCTTCCCTGACATCATCCCAAACGCCAATCGGCTGGGTCGGATCATGCTGCCACAGCATCTTGATCGTCCGGCCCGCCTTTGCCACCGCCTTGAGCGAAGCACCGTAAGCGCCCGGTTCAACCACATCACCACCCTGATCGACGGCGCCGAACAGACTTGCATAACCGCTGATCTCGACGCCGCCCTCAACTTCGGCAACGTCCTCAAGCGTGATGAACTTGCGCTCCAACACCGGCAGCCCATTTGGCACAGCTTCTCCGTTCTCCGGCTCAAAGCCGAAGCTGCTTACGTCATATCCCATGACCAACTCCTTGAATTTCAAAAGCTCAGGGTGTGACCACCAGAAAGCTCTGTATTGCCTGCGCAAGGATCACCGCGACCACTCCGTAGACGGTCAGCCACAAGCGTCTCTCCATCCGCTCCATCATTTCTTCCAGCCGGTCCATCCGCTGCAGCATGTTCTGATGGTGAATTTCGCTGACCCGCTCATGCGCTTCCAACCTCAACCCCGGTGCGCAATCGAACCGCTCATATCCCGGCGCATCACTCATCTTCCGCCACCATCGGCAAACCCAAAAGGCTCCGTTTCTCTGCCTGTGTCAGAAAATCAGCCTGCGCGACACGCGTCCACTGCGCGTCCCTCTCCGCAGCCAGCGCAGGCACCTGATCCAGGTCTGGCTTCACCTCCACGACCTCGCCGGTAAAGCCAGCCAGCCATGACGCCAGTGCCGCTGTCACCCGCGTCGCCAAGGGTAACACCGTCAACCGATAGAACGCCCTGTGTGCCTCCTGATAATTCGCATAGGTGGCATCGCCCTGAATGCCCAACAACATCGGCGGCACCCCGTATGCCAACGCAATCTCGCGCGCGGCGGCCTCCTTGGTCTTCTGAAACTCCATGTCAGACGGAGAGAACCCCATCGGCTTCCAGTCCAACCCACCTTCCAACAACATCGGCCTTCCCGCGTTGCGCGCACCTTGATGATGGCTTTCCATCTCATTGACCAGCCGGTCATACTGATCTGTACTCAGCGCACCCTGACCCTCTGCCCCTTTGTACACAATCGCCCCAGACGGCCGTGCGGCGTTGTCCAACAGCGCCTTAGACCACCGCGACGCGGCATTGTGCACATCCAGCGCCATCGCCGCCGCCTGCATGGGCGCAAACCCATAATGATCGTCTTGCGGGTGAAAGCTCTTGATATGGCAGATCGGCGTCACACCTTCACCTACGTTGAAACGGTGCTTGCGCCCCCCCACGGCATACTCATAAGCCACCGGCCACCCATCGCCCCCGGGAACAACGGACATCCGATCCGACCGCAGCACATGCAGTTCGCTTGGCATCTCCCCACCAACGGCCTCAACATAGCCATTGCCGCTCAACAAAAGCTGAGCATAAAGCGCCTCCAGCAACTCCGCCTTGCCCTGCCCCCCGTTTGGACGTGCCAGCAAAGACACGACCGGATGCGCATCGTACCGGCGCTCCGCATCCTGCACGACCAACGGCAGCGCCGCAGCCGCCTCTGCAATCAGCTTCACAGACCGGAACCCAACGGGGTTTTCGCAAAAACCTGTCTTTGTCAGGCTCACAGCGTCTCGCGGGCTCCATGCCACGCGCCCATTTGTCTGGAACGCCACAACAGGCCCGGTCGCGGACGCTTTCTGCTCCGGCACCGATGCCGCCGCCGTCCCGCGTCGCAGAAAATCAATCATATGCCCCAGCTCCTTATGCCCGTTTGCCCCACTCCGGGCTCGCCTCAATTGGCTCGTTGAAATCAATTTGCCTCAAAGTGTCTAATTCCACGCGACCCCACCGCCCGCAGGGCCGCGCAACACCTCAAAGCGACCGGACTGAGGGCGCACGCCACTTCGCTGCTGGCTCAATCATCAGATCATGCAAGGCCCAGACCAGCGCATCGACCCGATCCGGCGATCCACCGCCCTCGTATCCGCGCTGCGTCATCCGACACATCTGATCTTCCAACTGATCCAGCCCGCGCACGTGTGCGACGCGACCCTGCTCGTACAAGGCCGCGACAGGTTCCGCCCTTGCCGCTTTTCCGCGCGACGCATGCA